GGGGGTAAGCAATGGCTAGATGGTGGGACTGGATTACACCGTGGGATACACCGGATGAGCAGGCAGCACAGGAGGCGGCGTCAGCAGATGCCGCCATGTTGCAATTGGCACAACAACCCCCACCACAGATTGACCCTGTGGAGCAGTGGGCCGTCGATACGGGCATGATTACCGGTGGGCCGGCGGCGGCTGATGATTGGTCGGCTACGTTGGCCGCACTTGACCAGGCCATGGGGCCAGCTCCAGCACAGGCCGATCCGTGGGCGGATACGGTAGCACGTTGGCGCCAACAGCTTGATGCCGGTAGCGCGGCTGATGCGGTTGCGGCTGTCAATCAACCGTTGACCGGGCAGGCGTACATCGATCAATTTCTCGCCGAGAATAACCAGCAGATCCCTAGCAGTAACGAGTTGGGGGTAAATGGCTACATTCCTCCCGACGGTTCGCGGGGGATGAACCCGGCGCCACAGGACCGCCCAACAGGGCCGCTCGGGCCGGATGGGCTATGGACAGGCAGTCTGGGCGATCCGTGGTTGCTGAATGCCTATCAGGATAGCGCCGGGGCAGAAAGGGCCCAATTTCAGATTGACCAGCGCAACGCTGCCTATGATGAAAAGTATGGCGTGGGTGGTGAGGGATTCACCCGGCGCACGTGGGGGGATGCGTGGGATGCTGCGCAGGCGGCGGGCAGTGCCATTGCCAACAACTTTAATGAACTCGGCAAGAATTTGATGGGGGTAACGCTCGGCCAGCAAGGGGGACTTGAGGCGCTACAAAACACCTGGCAGGATTCACAGATTGCCCCAATCCTCAACGCACCGGTGGAGGCTGCCAAGGCGTTGCCTGGTGCTGCACTGGTGGCGCCCTACACCGAGGGGCTAGGCAATAAGGCGATGAACGTTGCCGATACTCTGCAATCGTATAACGATTTGGCATTGTCTCAGGAACCGGCGGATTATTTACCGGAGGGGATGGCTACACCCGATGTCACCGCGGGCGGCTACGTTGCGGCAGGACGTGAAGCGCTTTGGGCCACATTCAAGGAAATCTATGATAGTGTGCGCGAGGGCCGCTACAATCACGCGCAGGCCACGGGTACCCAAGTAATGAGCGATACGATTGCGGCGATGGCGGCGGCGGTACAACCCACCGCTGAGCAGCTCGCGCGCATGACGCCGGCAGAGATCGAGCGCAACCGCAAGCGGGCACAGCTCAACGCTACCGGGGATGTACGCAGCGTTGCCGATACCTTTGATGCTTTGGTGGACCAGCAGGCCACAGCACAGCAAAAGTCAGATCAGGCGGCTGCACTGTATGAGCAGGGCGCAATGGCCACTGATGAGGCAACCCGTACCCGGCTATGGACAGAGGCCGCCGACATGGGCGCCGAAGCGTATCGGTTGCAGAACGCTCACCCGATAGAACTGGTCAACGAGAATACCAACATTGGATTGTCGTTGATTACTGAATTACTGCTGCCGGATGTAACCGACATCCTGGGCGGTGCGATCTCCCTATTGAAAGCTAGTCCCAAGGCGCGGCGTCTTACTCGGGTGGCGGGTGAGGTGGCGGAGGCTGATGTAAGGGCACTTGATGAGTTGGCCGAATTTGCAGTTGGGCCACAGGCACGGGCAGTTGCGGAGAGTAGTTACAATCCGCGGGCATTGTGGCGTGCAGATAGTTGGCTGACCACAGGTGAGGCACGGGCCAACATTGCGGTAGACCAGGCGCACCGCTACCTATCGCAATTACTCGGCGATGTCGACACAGCAAGCGATATGAAAATCATCCTTCGGCAGTTGTCACAGGATCCACGGCGTTTGATTACGGGCATGGATGCGGGCCTATTCCAAAGTGAAGCGTTGCTTCAACGGGCGGGGAGTGATGGTCTAGTTAGATTTGGTAGCATGAATCTCGCCAACGCTAAAGAGCCTTTGCGCATTATCGGCAATTTTATTGAAGACTTTGCCACCAATGCGCAGAGTCTCAACGCCGGGCCACTGCTCAACAAGTACGATTTTGCTACAGAGTTTCACGAGGCAATGGTAGAGGCCGGGCGCAAGTTTTACAATGTGGCCACTGATGGCGGGGATGCGCAACGTAGTTGGCTGGGCTATGTGGCCAGCAAACAACGGCAGGCTGTTTCGCCGTTCTATATCTACTCCTCACCGGGCACATGGATTACAAACATTATCGGTGGGGCAGCCACAGCGGTTGGCGATGGCACGTACGCCGGCGGGCGGCTGTCCGATATGGATAACTACCTACAAAAGCTATACGGGGTAGACCCCACCATGCGCGGCTTTGAGGGTGTGGAGTCTGCGCAGAGTTTTGCCAATGCTGCCAGTGGCGCCGGGGGTATCCTGGGGCCGGTAAAAAAGGCTTACGGGCGCATCGATGAGAACATGGGGAAACGTGTCTATTACAAGAGCGTCACCCATGCGTTGCGTGAGGTAGGGCAACCCATGCTGCAAAACATGGTTGCTCCGATCCTGCGCGCCAACGGTATCACCGACCCGCGAGAAATTAACCGAATTGTCAATCATCTCTTTGAGACGGGTTACAATGGCGGGAATTTGATACAGGAGTTTCGGGACGTGATGACCGGGCGGGCGCGTGTCTTCTCGTTGTCTGATGTCAACCGGCAGTGGTTAGAAGCGGTAGATCCCGAAAGCTTGTCTCAACTATACGAAATTGTACGCAAGGCGCCCGACCGTGAAACCGCATTGCAGCAGCTCACGGGCTGGTATGACAGTGCGGTCAACCACTGGGGCCGGATGATTAAAGAGGCGCCGGTGGTCCCACAGCGGCACGTGTGGCAGACACAGGAAGTTGCGCAAGACATGGCGGACATTGCGCAGATTGGCAAAATGGTAGAACGGTATGGCGGGCTAGGTGCGCAGGAGATCGCAGCGTTTAAGCAGATGGCGGCGGCGGGCCTAAAGGAAACGCAAAGTAATTTTGAGCGGTTGGCAGGCATTGTGACAGAGTTGCAGGATCCCAGTAATCGCTATGCGCTCTACGACATTTGGGGACAGGTGACCGACATCACAACGGATGTACGGTCACAGTTGGCAAAACAGGCGGAGCAAATCTACCATCTCCCGATGGAACAACGGGGGCAGGCGTGGGCCGCCTATTTCCAAAATGCACAGAATTTATGGGCAGGTCGCAACGAGCGGGTAAACAATCTGCTCAATGGTGCGGCTGATGCCATTGCGCGGGGTGATGGCGTCACCGCCAACGTTTCGCAATGGGATATCCTAGAGCGCACCGCACGGCAAAACGAAACAAAGCTGTGGGAAACTTTGCGACTTGAGCCACAGGGGGGCGCCTATGATACACAGTTGCAACGTGTGGTACAGGCTGGGCAGGCGATTAGTGATAAGGCGTTGGCGCGGGTGTATGCGGCTGCGCGGCGGTTTAACACAGCCGATGCCATTGATTACATTGTCAGCACAGAGCGCAATGTACAGATGGCTGGTGCGCAGGCTCGGGCCTATCTGGACGACGTGTTGGAATCTGTTTTCAAGGGTGATAGTTCGTGGGAGGATTATTTTTCAATCCGCAATGAGACATGGCGACAGTTGCGAGTATACGAGAGGGATGTTTGGGGAATCGCCGAACGGCAGATTGTCACTGACGGATTGACAGCAGAGGTAAAGACCGGTCTACGTTTTGACGCTGGTCCCGATGGCATGGTTGAGATTATCCGCAAAGAAGAGCGGCGGACACCGGTTAAGACGAAAGCAAACCAGCGGCGCCCGGTTAAGACCGAAACCACCAACCAATGGATTGTTCGGCGTGAGGATGGCACGATCACTGAAATTCCCGATAACATGGTACCGGATGAACTGCGATCCCGGTATGACAATTTGACTGATGAGATTGATGCAAACGTTGAGTTAGAGTTGGACAACCTCGCAAGCGGTGCGGCGGTTGCCGACGATATCGCCGCGGCTGGCTCAATTAAAGATGGGTATCGTATCCCGCAAACGTTGGATGAGTATTGGGCAATGGTGATTAAGGGCGAGGAGCCGCCGGACAATCTATTACCCCAAAGTATTCTCGATGAGTTGGACAGTGCGCCCGCGCCACGGTCCAGCGCGATGGATGAGAAAGCCATCGTGCGGGCAGAAGAGGCGGCGATGGGTAGCGCAGAGGCTCGGGTATCGATTCGTGATGAGTGGGACCGAACCGTAAAAGCATCGGCGGGGATGCCGAACATTGATCAGACGATAGCGACCTATACCCGCAATGGGATTGTGAATGTCCCCGAGAATCGATTCGAGGATCTCTACGGCACCACGATTGCAGGGCGCCGAATTGAAAATCAGGATGACGTCAACCGGCTGTTACAGGAATACTACGATCTGAATCAGCAGGCGAAGGGGGCACAGGCAGCAGCAAAGGATGTGAAGCAGGCGGTTAAGGCGACGAAAGAAGCAGCCGACCGGATAGCAAAAGAACTGAACCTCGGCGCCCGTAATGCGGTGGACGACCTAAGGGAGGCGGCGTTGCGTACCGCACGCAACACAACGCAGGCGGGGGCGGTGCAGGCACCAGATGTTGCCCTTGCTGCCCAACATGCGAGCGAGCAGATTCGCAACATTTACAACTATGTGACAACGCACATTGATGAGATCATGCAGCCGGCGGGCGCCCTCGGCGAGGGGCAAGCGCTGCGAGCGCTGGACGATTTTCGCCGGCGAGTTGTTCCCGCATGGGACAATGCCAAGTATATCGCAGCGGAATATGGAAACCGAATGCGGAGCTTTACGCTAGTGGACTTTGCCAACAACACGCGGCTTGATGAAATTGCCGGGGTGTTGATGCCCTACTCTTTCTGGATGACGCGCAGTGCAAAGAATAGCCTAGAGAGGGCAATCTTTGAGCCGCACATTTGGTCTCGCATGATGAAGACCGACCGCGAGATTAGAGAGATGCAGACACAGAGCGGTGACCCGCAACGCTACAGCGGCGCCATACCGGTTGATCTCGGCAACGGTACAACCTACTGGTTGAAAGTGAACCCGGTAAAATACTGGCCAACGTTTGGTCTATTCACACAAAACGATTACGCCAATCCGGAGAGCGCTAACAACGCATACTCGTTTGCACTGGAATCGATGAAGAGTGCCAACGCATCGTTCTACCCGTGGTTAGAAGTGGCAAGCAAAATTGCATCTAACAAGCTGGCCGGCAACGATGCGTTAGAGGACATCTACCCGATGTCCTACATTCCACAGGGCAGAATCATTGGTTGGATGGCTGCCAAAATGATGGGGCCGGATATCCCTTGGGCGCTACGTCCAGGTTATTATGAGTACAATGTGGGGCGTGAACTCACTACAATGGTAAGTGAGGGAGCGATCACAGCGGAGCAGGCCGAATGGGCACAGGACATGTTACGGCAGATGCGGACGGGTGAGCAGCCACTACCGGAACAAGCCGGGCAACAGGATGAGCTTACCGCCATTTTGCAGCAGGCAACCCAGCGGGCCGCCAATAAAGAGCTGTTGGCGGCGGGCACTTCACTTGCTACGGGTGTACAGGTGAAACCGTACAACCAGGCAGAACGGCAGGCAATGGCGGCCACGGAGGCGTTTAACAACCGGGGCTATGATGCCGTCACCAATCCAACCGGCAGTGAGCTGGCTGTCAATGCGACCTATGATCAATACCCCGAGTTGGGGCCGAAGTTTTCGCAGGGCGCCATCTACCAGACAGAGAAGAAGCGACCGGGGATTCGTGCGGTAGAGGGTGCGATGTGGGATGAAGTCAATCAGGCGCAGGACACATTGTACACAGCGGGTGATAGCGCTGTAGATGCGCTCATTACTGCCAACCCCGACGCAACCCGCAAGGATATCGACGCTGCGCGGCGTGAAGCGATCCTCGCCGGGGCTGCTGCCATCGTGGGGCAGGGTGCGCTTGATGCTTGGGTTGCCGATAATCCCGACGCTTACTACACCGATGTAGTGAAGTTTGTCACGGAAACGATTAAGGGAAACTATCCCAGTGCAGGGACAGGGCCGGATAAGGTAGACATTGCCACTGTTGCGGATGACCAGGTAACCACTGCGGCGGTTGGGTTGATGGGGCAACAACAGTTTGACGCATTCATGCGCGCCAATCCGGATGCCTCCCCGCAACAGATTCGAGATTGGGTGATCTCCGAACGGGGGCCGGATGCCAACAAGAACCCTGTGGAGCTGGTCGAGTCTGCCACTACGCAGGCATTGAAGGATGCGGAGGAGTTGTTCCCATACCCAGCCTGGCCAGGAGATGGGGCCAGCCGTGAAGCGGTGAATGCGTACTATGATGCCAAGGAGAAAGCTGACCAACAGCGGGCCGCATGGGTCGAGAATCGGTTGGCCACGATCGAGACAGAGAGCGGCGTAGATCCAAAGTTGTTGCAGAACTCTACGGGCAAACGTGAGACAGCCTATCAGGACTATAAGAACCGCTACAAAACCGATCTAGAGATTGAGCGTCTCGCAGAGATTGATGCAGAGAATGAGGCGAAGTACCGGGCCAACGCTGCACAGTGGGCAGCGCGGCGCGGCTCGGTTGTCTCTGAGTTCGGGGAAGAGGCGGGCAGCCTGTGGGATGAGTACTACAACCTACCAAAGGGCAGCGATGAGCGCAAGGCGTTCATGCAAGCCAATCCACAAATGAAGCTCTACAACCTGGCCGCCTACAATCCGACCGAATACGCGCAGGCAAAGGATCTCTTTGGCAATGATGCCCTAATGTCGTGGGTGAATATTCCAGCCTACGCCGATACACCAGAGGCAAAGGCGGCACGCAACGCATACTATGATGCCAACCCAAAGGCTTGGTTGGTCAATGCGTGGATGTGGGGGCGACCGTCCGACGATGCAGAGGATGGGGCGGGCATCGGCGCCCGGTACAATTTCGGTGCCGATTACGCAACCGCTCGGGAAATGTTCGGCGAGGACATTTGGAACATTGTAGAGGGGTACCGCCGGGGTTGGGATAAAAACATAAAACGGGCCTACTACAATAAATATCCGCAACTCTCTGAGTTCTTTGACTGGTGGTATGGCAACACAAAAACGGCGACAGGCACCGGGCAACGGTCGGGCAGTAGCGGCGGCGGTGGTGGTGGCTATCGTTCCTATGGTGGTGGTAGTGGTGAGGTACGCCAACCAATTCGTGTTGATATCCAGATGCCGTACAATCAGGGGTTGTCTAGGGATCTAGCACAGACGCCACAACCAGGCGGCTGGCGCCCGTCACAGGTTGATTTGCGTTGGATGCAGTTAGCAAAATCGTTGGCGCCGAAAGAGCCGCGAGAAGCCAAAGTAAATTGGATTCGTAAGATATAGGGGGACCTATGACCAACGACGAGTATTGGAAGGAATACGAAAAACAAACGGGGGAGAAGCGCCCACCGTGGATTGATGGCGTGGGCAATGTCAACCATCATTACTACACAGGGCAGAGCCGACCACCTACCCGGCTACCTCCGACACCCGCACGTGTAACGGCAAACTATATGCCACAGGTGCGGGCACAGGGAATCACGCCAACGTTGATGCCACAGCAGCAGCAATTGCCGGCATGGCAACCGGGATTGCGAGGGTGGCAACCGGGACGTTGGTAGGAAAAAGTTGTTGACATTGCGGCGCATATCTGCTAAGATATAAGCTGTATCTTATATCTGCCGGGAAACCAGCGGGGATCTATCGACTACTGAGAAATCAGCGGGCGATGGGTTCCCGCTTTTTTGTTTCCCCATAGTTGTAAAGGGATTGACAAATGTCAGACATGCAGGAGTTGGGCACTCCTGTTGACGGGGTTGGTGAGGTTGGACAGAACCCGACGACACCGACGCAAGATCAGCAGGCAGGGCAGCGACAACCGGCGCCAGGTGCGCAGGCGCAGGACGACAGCGCAAAATGGTCGGGCAACCTTGACGACCTACCGCAATTTCGGGAAGTAAAGATCAGGTACGATAAGACCACCGCAACCTTGCAAAAGCAGTTGGAGATGTTGAGCCAACAGCGGCAGGCAGACCAGCAACGCCAACAGCAGTTGGAGGCGATGTTGGAACAGTTGCAGACGCAGGGCATGGATGAACCGCAAAAGCAACAATATGAGCTTCAGAAACTCCAGCGGGTTAACCAGTCACTAGCGCAACAGATGCAGCAGTTGCAGATGGAAAATGTTCGCAACCGGGCAATGCAATCTATGCGAGCCAAAGCCAAAGATTTTGGAATTGATGTCTCGCTTGATGAGTTGGCCGAACAACCCGACGCTGATACAGCGTGGGCCTACGTCCTGCAGAAGGGTGCGGCGACGTGGACCAGCGGGCAGAAGCAGCAGCAGCAGCAACAGAAGTCCGAAGCCAACGCACCGTTCTTGGGTGGCGGGGGTGGCGGTGACTCTGCGCAAACCGAATTGCAAGGTAGGTATGACAAGGCTCTGAAAGAATTTGACGCAGGCAAGATGCTGGAGATTTTGCAGGAAGCTGCCAACAAGCGCATCGAGCTTACCTACTAATAGGAGCATAAGCGATGACTCAGGGAATGAGTTTCACTTACAACGACACCGTTACGTTACAACGGACAATCAGCGGGCTGATTAAGGTTATCAACCCGCAGGAGATCCCACTGCAAAAACTGCTCGGGATGAACAAGCACAAGACAACCAAAATGGAGGCGTGGGGCAACAACAAGTATGCTTGGTTGCAGGACACGCTGCGGGTTCGTGCTGACACGCTGGCCGAAGCGTTGGACAATTCCGAAACCGATGTCGATGTCACCGATGGGACCCTTTGGAAAAAGGGCGATGTCTTCAAGGTGGATGACGAAAAGTTCTGGGTTGCCAGCATTGCCACAAACACCTTGACCACGTTGCGGGGCTGGGGTGATACCGATGCCGCAACGCATGACAGCGGCGCAACCATCACATATTTGTTCAACGCTCGCCTTGAGGGTGCAGCCAATAACGATAGCCAATACACTGTCCCGACAGAGATTACCAACTACACACAGATTTTCCACGGTTCGCTGTCGGTCTCTGGCTCTGAGCAGGCGGCTATGCGTTACGGTATCACCGACACCCGCAAGTATCGGATGATGAAGCTGATCGGCGGACTTGGATCCGGCGATGGCAAAATGGGTGACGCCGGCGATCTCATGATCGATTTGGAAAGTACTTTTTTTCATGGTGAAAAGATCGCCCGGTCTAGCGGCGTTGCAGGCAGTATGGGGGGATTTGAGACGTTCGTAACAACCAACGTAACAGATCTGAACGGCGATACGCTCGACCCCAACACACTCAGTGATGCCATCGGCGCCGCGTGGGGTTACGGCAGGCCGGATCTGATCGTCTGCGGTAACCACGGTAAGAAGAAAATCAACTCGTTCTACCAGGGTCTCGCACGCACCGACCGCGCAGAATCTACCGGCGGCGTTGTTATCAGTAAGATTCATACTGACTACGGCGATCTCGATATCCTCATGCACAAGGGCTGCCCGTCCGACCGAATCTACATCACGCAAAAGAATCTGCTCGGCTGGGGTACTGTTCGTGACTGGACAGAAGAGGCGCTTGGCAAAACCGGTGACAGCACCGAGACGCAGATCATTGGTGAGTTTGGGTTCATCCTGGAAAACGAACGGGCGCACGCTTACATCAAGGGCATGAACACAACCGCTTAAGGGGGCGCTATGACTGTTGTAACAAATTACGTCGATCAGGCCGCCTATGATTTTGCAACCGGGCAACTGTTGCCCGAATTGCGGACGGGGATTATCGCACCCAACGGGGACGCAAACCCGTTCAAAGCGTTGGCGGTTGGGTCGCTCTACTTTCAGGCCAACGCGGCACATCCGACATGGTTGCGGATGTATCGCAAATTCCGCAACGATCAGCGGGACGATGATTGGTTGATGGGTATGCACGTTCTCACTCAACGTGTTACTCTCGCCGACTTCACCGACGGGGGCAGTACATCGGGCACGCTCGATTTGACAGAGACAATCCCGGTGGGGGCGTTCGTCCTGCGGGCTATTCTCCGCGATGTCACCGGATTTGCCGGCGACACCTCGGCGACAATGATTATCGGGGACGGTACGGACGGTGACCGCTACAACGCCAGCACGCCAAGTGTCTTCACGACCGCGGCGGCCATCGACATGGGGGCACCCTCTGGCACACAGATCCACACGGCTGCGGCTACCGTTCGATTGACGGTGACCAGCAACAGCGACTTTGGCGCCATTAGCGCTGGTGCGGCTACCGTGTGCATCTACATGTTGGCATAGGGGGCGCTATGAACAACGTACCAGGCGGATTGTCGCAAACCAAAACGTTGCACAGTGGGGCCACGGCTTCAGCGAATGGCGGCGCTTTGGTTTGCGATGACGGGCGCACGGGTGCAAAGACGATTGCGATCTTTGAGATTACGGGCATCACGGGTGACACGATCACTTTCAAGGGGCGTGTCACTCCATCATCGTCCTATACCGCTGTTGAGTGTGAGGACATGGCGGACAGTACCAGCAAGGCCACGACCGCAACAGCGGATGGAGTCTACCGTTGCACGTGCCTGGGGCTGTACGACATGATCGCCGATTTAACCAGAGTTGGCGGGACTGTAACTGTGATCGGGAAAACCTGTGCATAATCATCGGGCGGCACGGTATCAACTACTACATAAGGCGGCGGGGGTTGCGATTGCTACCCCTACCGCTCTGTCATACGTCGGGGTCTCGCTGAGTGACAACGGCTTTGGCTCAACAAAGGATGTCAATGTCCCCGCGGGCATTGCCGATGGGGACATGATGTTGTTGGCCATCGTGCAGGCTGCTGCCGCTACAGTGACGCTACCCTCGGGCTGGGTGGAAGTGGATAACCAGGATGGCGGCGGCACCGATGGCATAACCGTTGCCAAACGTATTGCCAGCAGTGAGCCAGCCAGCTACACGGTTACCTACTCTGTATCTCTCAACACGGCTGCCGCTATCGTCGCATTCCGTTCGGCAGGTGGTGAATCCATTGTGGTGGACGCAAGCGCAAAGACGGACAGCACAGTGAGCGGAGCCAGCCACAACGCACCCTCTGTCACCACCAACGATGTGAACGCCATGTTGGTTTGCTGTACGGCATGGAGTGGGACGGAACCGGCAGGGCTGACCGCAGATGCGTCGATGACCGAACGGACAGAGAGCGCTAGTGCTGGCTGCATGCTCCACATTATGACGGGCAACCAGGCCAGCGCAGGGGCAACAGGTACGAAAAGCGTAAGCGGTGTAAACAGTAGAACGGCAAAGCTTATCAGTGTGGCGTTGATTGAGGACGTATGACAACCTATCACCTCCGACCGGATGGCAACGATAGCGCTAACGGGCTGTCATACGCCAACGGTTGGGCGACATTTGAAAAAGCAGATGCAGTCATGGGCGCCGGCGACGATTTACAAGTTCACGCCGGCGTTTATGTTGAGTGGGTACGGTGGGATACATCGGGCACTCTGGCCAATCCTATCACTATCACCGCGGCCGGTGATGGTGATGTTTGGTTGGATGGCGAGTACAGCTACCCAACCAACGTTGCCAAAGAGGGCGACGTTACCCCGTACGGTACATACTATGATGTGAGCTATTCCGGTCTCTTTGAACTGCGCAGATGTTCACATGTTCGTGTGAGCGGGATTAACGTCAAGCGTAGCCAGGGGCGCGGGGTTTACATCTACGGGGACCGCAGCGCACATGAGAGCGGCTGCCGATTCCAAAATGCTCTGGTCATTAACAACCGGTTTAGCTGCCTCAACGTTGATGGCTGCGATGATTCCGTTGTTTCCGATGTCGAGATGTACGACAGCAGCAATTTTGCACCATTCAAGCGGCCAACCAGCTACCTCAATCATCCCGGCTGTTTCAACGTCAAGCACGTCAACAACACCACCATTTACAACTGCACCATGCACGACAGTTGGGGCGAGGGCATTATCATTGGCTCCAACGCAATCGGCGGTGTGTTCTACAACAACACGCTGTACGATTGTTTCTCCAATTACCTCTATTTCATGGCGTGCCAGAATTGGGAAGCGTACGGCAATCTAATCTACGCCACCCCCAACGCAGAGAACTACCGGGACCAACGTTCACCGGGGATTGTTATTCTCTCCGAGGATCCCAAAACTCCCTCAGAGGATACCACGCAGATTGACGGCATTGTTGTTCATGACAATATCGTTATTAACACAGCCGACGGCGTTAGAGTCGGGCGCGGCCAACCCTGGCCGGATGGGTACCCAACCAATCGTAATGTTTGGGTATACAACAATCATTTTATCCAGCCGGTAAACGGCGAATGTATCAACGTGCACAGCCTAGCGTTGTTGGTGAATGTCAACATCTACGACAACGTTTGTACGCACACCGATGCAACAAACCTCGCATTTGTGGGCAGCCAATCTGAGTTGCACATGGGGCCAAACGCATGGAGCGCAACCCCCAGTGATACGCAGGCACGGCACGCGGGGGACAAGATCGGCACCTTTGGGATGGCCGATCCCTACATGACGGTTGCTTCATTTACATCGCCTACCATTGCCGACCTATTGCCCTCTGAATCCTCTGTCATTATCGACGCATCGACAACTAGCGACAGTACAGTTGATTACCGGGGGTACACGCGCATAGGCACACCCGACATGGGCGCCTTGGAAGTTGGGGCAACCGAGGGTGGTAGCGGAGATCCTCCAACCGAGGGGGGCGGCCAGGTAACCAAAGAGGCGCGCACCGAGGCAAAACAGAGCAACGGTACCTCTGTTACATTCTCACACACTCACCCCAGCGTGACCGATGATGCGCTGATTGTGATCGTCCATGCCATGCGTTTCCAGACCGGACAGGACCCGATCACACTATCGGGGGTGACCTTCAACGGCGTTGCGCTCACTGAGTTGGTAGCACAGCAGGGGGACACGACCAACCGCGACTACATCACCGCCATCTATTACAAAGTGGGGGCAGCGACGGGGGCCAACAATGTAGTTGTCACCTCGGGCAATGGTGCGGTTGAGCGGTGGATTGTGAATGCTGTTTCATTCTCGGGTGTGAATCAGTCCGATCCGATTGTGCTCGGCCTACACGCAGAAAGTGGGCCTTCCTGGGGCGATGGGTTCACCGTGACAGATGGCAATGATGTTTGGTTCGCTATCACTGCCCGATCTGACAGCAACGCAATGTCTGTCAATTCTGGCTATACGTTGGAGTATGAGAGCGACCAAACGACCGGGGGCACCGATACCGACATGATGGCGGCGGCGGTGTGGCGCAACTACAATCCCGGCGGCAACATTCTGGTTGAGGTACCAGGCGGACCAGAAACAACCCGTGGGCCAACCTGGGCATGGTTCATGATCAACTCTGCCGCTCTCTATGAGATAGCCATCGAGTTGGGCAGTGCGCAGGCAACCGTCGGCGCAACGGCGCCAACCGTGGTACTGGGTGATATCAACATAACGCTTGGGACTGCCGAGGTTATCAGCAAGGGCACCCGTCCCACGGTAACGATTTCAGACACCGCCGGGGTAACAATACAGCTGGACACAGCAGAGGCAACCAGCGGGGCAAATGTTCATGTAGTGCTGTCAAACATCACCATTGATCTAGGCAGTGCGCAGGCAACCGCCGGGGCAAGTATCGGCAGTATCGCTTTAGCATTCATCGCGGCGGGGGTGGCACTGTCACTCCCACAGCGCAACCGTACATTAATACTGCCGCAGCGCAGTAGAATCTTTTGAGGAGAAGGGCACAATGGCGAACGGATGGACAAACAAGGGTAAGGCTCATGTGTTGGGTGTAACCTTCCGCGGTGTAACCCCGCCGACAAATTACTATGTGGCGTTGGTGACTGGTGCGACGGTACCAACCGCTGATACCAACACGCTGGCCCAGCTCACCGAGATTGCAGCCGGCAACGGGTACACCAGCGGCGGCTATCAACTCAGCCGCAACAGCACAGACTTTGACACACTGACGGAAGACGACACCTTGGATAAAGGATTGGTGCAGGTCAAAGATGTTTCTTGGACAGCGAGCGGGGGCAGTATTCCCGGCAGTGGTGACGGCGCCCGGTATGCCGTTATCACCGATGACAACGGAACCGTGGGAAGTAGAGAGGTTTACGCATGGTGGGATTTGACCAGTGACCGCACGGCAACGACTGGCCAAACCATCGCATTGCAGGACGGGGAATTAAGTATCGCATGACACGGAAAATTGCGACGGTGCGACAGGGTGAGGATGAACAAATCCGATACGCTGTCACTACAACAAACTATGGATCCTCACCATCCTCAATTTCTGTTGTTGCCAAAGATGTCACCGATCCTCACAACCCCACGGTTGTTACGGGTACGGTGTTAACTGGCTCTGCCTCGGCGGTTGGGGACGTGATTACGCTGCCATTGCTGCACAGTTTGACAGCGGGCCACAAATACAAAATCGAGGTTATGTTCACGGATTCCAACAGCAACGTGTGGGAGCCGTGGTTGGAGGTGTGGGCCGATGAGTAAAGTTATTTTGCGGTCACAGGTTGACCTATTGACCGACGTTCGGCGCCGTCTACGTGACGCTGGCAAAACGATGTGGACCGATTCAGAGATTTACATGGTGCTAGGTGATGCGCTGATGGAGTGGCGGGACCGCGTAGCCATCCCCCATGTATACACGGTGACGGGGGGATGGGTCACCGGACAGGCTGACTATGATTTGCCAAGCTACATTAATGACGACATAACGCCACAGCAACGGCGTTGGACGTGGGCAGAATCCGAATCAGAGCGGGATAACCAATGGGTTAACATTCTCGATTTCACCGTATCGGCCAACAGTAGCGGCGGGCGTACGTTGCATTTGGGGCGGCTGCCGTCAACCGGGGAGGGTAGAATTTTTTGGTGGGGGCGCAATGGCCGGCTGCCATTGGTTGTACCAACCCTGGCCAGTGATATCACCTCATCGGCCACAAGCGCAACGCTGACAACTGATGAGGATGTACCAGAGGCGGGGTACATCTACATCGGCGGTGAGTGGATAGGATATGCGGGCGTTGCCCGTGGTGGCTCTACGGTCACCCTCTCCAACCTATCCCGTGGTGTGTACGGCACAACGGCTGCCAGTCACACCAGCGGCGACGATGTGGCGTTGGGTGTGGCGGTTCATCGAGACGATCTTCTTGTGCAGCTATACAACGCAGCTCGGGCCGGGCTGCATGAAATGTACATCACCGCTGCCGCGGAGAGTGAGCGGGCACACCATGAACGAATGACGATGTACTATCGGGATTTGGCACAACAGTTTTGGCGGGGCTACGTGCCCAACAAACCGTGGAATTTGAAATTGGACATTAACCGCACGAGCGGCGGCCAACGTTCAGAGCACATCTATACCATTTTGATTTAAGGGGGAACAATGCCGGGTCACATTATGATCGGTGCGCCGGATAACCTGCGCGATTATATGATTGAGAATCTGAATGCGTATGTTCGATCTCCTGCAAATCAGTTTGCTGCCAAGCTGGCCACGGGCGGCGGCGCCTATAGTGATTTACAAAACTGGTCCTATTTCAAAATGGAAGATTGGCGGGCCGGGACAAACAAAAAGGATCCAGAGGGGGGCGGGTTCCTCTATGGTGAGTTGGAGACTCGTTTCCCTAACCGGCTCACACTACCCAACGCTCTATCTCTGACAGTGGCACAGGGGAACGGTTCGTTTCCGCTCAACGATGGGTGGCAACCGGGCCGGGACGTGTACCCCAATAGCACGCTAGAGATTGGCACAACAAAAACTGTGCAGCGAATTGCGCACGCATTTAACGGTATCTCTTCTGATCGGCTGTACGTTACGCTGTGGCTATCGGGGACACCGGTCACAAGTCTTACCGTTGCGCTGTACAGCAGCACGACCAGCGGCGGGCGCCAGGTACCCAACACTTTACTTGCGTCCACCTCGTTCTATCCGGACGGTGTACCAGGTGAGCGGGCCTACAGCACGGTGTTTACAGAAACGCTATCGGGTTCCACCTATTATCACATTGTGATTTATCCGACCACTGCCGGACAGTCAATTACACTCCCGGTCACTACGTCGGGCGTCACCGCTGCGGATGAGTTCAGCACCTACGACGGTAGCAGCTGGACGGGCGGATACACCTCGGCGGCCTTCCTGCATGGCGTCTTTGTCTCTGATATCGTTGAGCCGATCCTACCGTTCCGCATTGCGGCGTTTGACAACAACCTGTACACGATCGATGCCAACAACGACATGTGGCACAAGACGGCGACAGGCAACAATTGGATTGCATTTGATACGGCTGATGATGAGTGCACCGACATGATTGTTATCGGTGATGAGCTATGGATTGCGCAGGGGTCGGCGCAAAACATTATCACGATAGATAAATCAGAGACGGTAGACACGTTGTCGGTCCCCGCCGATCTTCTCGTGCGTGCACTAGGCTACGTGTGGCGCAGCGTTGGCGGCGACGTGTACTACACCAACGATGGCACAACGTGGGATGGTCCGATTGAGGTTGCTTGGGGTGGAATCGAAGTGCGCGCCATGGCGCCCCTCGGCGACTTCCTCTACTGCGCGACCGATGACGGTCTATACTACATAGGCTATGCAAACCAGGTCGGGCACGTGACGGACTGGCCCAGCATCGACGCAAGCAACGGCGTTGGGATGATCAATCACCAAGGAACGTTGTTCATCCCCGTACAACAATCGCTGTATAGGTTTGATGGTCAATCAATGATTCCCGTGGGATTAGACATGGATGAGGGCCTACCGCAAGATCGTCTTGGGACGGTGGCCGGATTGATTTCGTTGAACAGTTGGTTGGTTGCCTACGTGCGCGCAACAGAGAATGAACAGCGTTCTACCGTGTGGGCCTACAACGATCAGGGGTGGCACTACCTGGCCGGATTCCCCTATGGTATCCATCCGGAGCATGCCACCTATGATATCAACACGAAGACGATTCACTTTATCACAACGCAGGGGTTGGTGTGGCAACTACCTATTCAGGACTCTGCAAATTTCAACAACATTTCTGCCTACCCAATGCCAAAGATGCCAAGCGGCTGGCTCGAAACAGATTGGTTCTTTGGTGATCTGTATGAGGTCCTGAAAGACTGCGAATCTCTCTACGCATCGGGCGATGGAATCGACAGCACGCACACAGTTAAGTTGTATTGGAAAGACGACGATTCTACAAACTGGGAATTGCTCGGCACGGTGGACAGTGGCCGCGAGGAAATTAGATGGAGCGACTACACTACCCGTCCCGATACTAGGCAGATTAAGATCGGCGTTCTGCTATCTACGCAGGATGTTGACGCACCGGTTGTGCGCGTGATTCGTATGAAATATCACCCGATGGTGAGCGACTGGTACCGCTGGAGTTTCCCGATCCTGTGCAGTGACTATCAGGAATTGTTGGGCGCCGAGATGTCCCCGTGGTCGCGGGAAGAGCAGGAAGAGCACCTTGACGCCTTGATTAAACAGCGGCACCCGTTCATTCTGCAGGATGTTAGCGGCAAGCTGTACGAGGTGAAGGTGATGGGCTGTCAGATCCAGGTGGGCAACTACCAATACAGACTCGATGGCGTACACTATGACGCCATTTACAATATCACTGTTGAGCAGATCCGAAGCGCAGAGTATGGCGACTAAGCTGCGGCGGTTCCCACGGCTGCCGGGGGCACGCAATGAACGCAAGGCACCGAGACCGAAACTGAAAGGCGGCGATCCACGTATCGCCGAGATGGAGCCGGACGAGATTACACGGTTTGCCCGCGACCTGGGCGGCACAAGTGCTGATTACAAATTGGCACGACGTGTGATCGAGACGATGAAACCGGAGTTTCCGGCGGCCAGCAAACCGGAACTGGTGACGTATGATTGGCTTGTTGCGCAAAGAATCCCCTTTGATTTTCAAGCCATGTTGTACGGTGGGCGCCGATCAAAAGGCGGGCTTGTGCCTGACTTCGTGGTGTGGAGTGGCAATGGTGGGATGGCATGGTTGATTAACGGGGAGTACTGGCACAGCCAGGCAATCAACAGTGGGCGTGATGAAACCGCTAGGTTTCGCCTGTTGGGGGCAACCTACAAGGGGATAACGATAACCAAAGTTGTGGAGTTGTGGGAGAGGGACGTTTACCGGAAGCGCCCTCTTGTGTTTCAACAAGCGTTGCTTGGCATAGGGTTAAGAGGATAAGGGTTCTGTGAATATTCTGTTTGTTGCCCCCAACATGACAGACATTAATGCAATACCGGAGATACGGGCCATTACATCGACGCACAAAGCACATGTTCTCAACGGGCAGGTTTCATTGCAGGATGTCTACCAAGCGGTTATGAATAATGAATATGACGCAATACATATTGTTGCGCATATGACAGCAGACACAAGCACGCTGGATGAAATTGTTTTGAGCGGCGCGCATGTGCTAGATCTTCAGGCGGCGGCACGGGTGGCAAAGTTGGCAAACGCAAAGCTGGTTGTCTTCTCATCGTGTCTCGCTAGTAGATTTGCAACGTATTTGACAAAGCACGGGGTACCGTGTGTTATATTTACAACGGTTGAGATTGCCGACAGCACCGCATGGGAATTGCCGAATTCGTTTTATGAACAGTGTAAACGGGCAGAACGAAAGGGGCGGCTAGTTGACTACCGGGCAGTGTTTAATAGCGTGGATAGTGGAGATGGCACCTACGGGATTTTGATATCGGATGCCTATTACACCGACATGTTGCAGCCAATCAATGAGGCGCTAGGGGCACTGACAAAACGTGTGGATGATTTGTATAAAATCCTAGAGGAGCAGGGCTACCCAATGCCCTACATCCCAACGCAGAGACGCCGGATTGTTACCGCAATCATCGTTGCGATCGTGGCAGTCTTCTTTGTCGCTAGTATCATCACAATTATATCTTCATTGGTGCAGATTTTATAATGAGATGGGCGGGCAACGCACCCGCCTACCTCGTTATTCCATCGTCAGAACGCCGTTATCAATCGATAGTCCCCGATCGGTGAGCGCCTTCACGTCGTTACGAATGGTATTCTCTGCAACGTCAAGCACCTTGACAACGTCTTGCAGTTTTGATGTACCGTTGGCCACAAGCTGCAAAAGTTGCGCTCGGCGCTCTTCAACCTTGCTCTGCTTTTTGGCGTTCAACTCTGCAATTTGAGGGCGCAACACGCCGTCTTGCGCTCTATTTTCTGCGGTCTGCACTGGTAGTTGCGCAGAATCCCGCAACTCTGCAAGCTCAATTTGCGGGCGGTTTGCGCTCAACTCTGTGTACATATCCTGCAACGTTGAGCTGATGACCAGTTGCGCAAATTTGTTCACCTCGCGTTGCGCCAACTTCTGAATCATGGCCGGGTCAATGCTCTGCGACGCTTCGGCCATTGCACGCATTGTGCCATCGCCTAACGCCGTTTGCATATCATCCAGTACTCGCCGGCGCTGCTCACTCTCCAACGCCTTGGCAAAGAAGGCCAACCCCACCTCAAATAAGAAGGGCACCCCATAGCCTAATACATACGGTTGCCAACCCACATAATGCTTTTGGTACTCGATACTCTGAATCATCCCCGTTACGCCGGCTGCCAGTAGGGCGAGCACTAGCACGGTTACATAGACGACCGACAACCTAGCCTGCATGTACAGGATACCATGCGATAGGATGACCAGGCCGCAACCCAACAGAGACGACAGGGCGAGTGTGGTTACCATGTTGGTATGTCCACCCGATAGGTACGTTTGCACGTTGCCCCAACTCCCTATCATAGCGAGAACCATAAGCGCCGATACGCTGCCCTTCAACCCAAACTGTTTCAAAGCTGCCGCTACATTTCCCATTTTGCCCTTACCTCACTTCTTCGTTCTCACGTACACAACTACCGCAACAACAATTGCTGCCATTGCGAAGTTCTCAACCCCACCCGCTGCGTTGGTGATTGCCCTCACCAGCTCGCCTGCTACGTCAACAAATCTGTGTCCCCAGGTTGGGAACAGTCCGAAGATTAGAGCGATTGCGATCAATGTCCTAATCATCGAATCACCTCAACGCGGATCCAATCCGGAGAGCTGTAGTCAATATCGACAGGGTTACCGTCTGCGTCCAGTTCGGGCGCCGGCTTGCGGAACCAAAGCACGGTCCCACCCAACGCCGTCACAACAACAAAGCCGATGGCACCCTGAGCGAATGAGCTACCCCCAACGCTGATTGCCTGCATGGCCGATGCCCATTGCGCTATCGTCCCGAGGTTGTTGATAACCAGAACGGCGACAATCCCCACGATACAAAGCGTTGCAAAAAGCGTTTCACCTACGTTCGATTTTCTGTGCATTCTACCCTTCCGATCTTCACCTTCTTCACCTTTTCGATACTTCACCTTCTTCACCCTACACGAGTGAAGGTGTGTCTATGGGTGAAGAAGGTGAACTTACCAACCCTCACCATACTCATTCTTCAAGCGGCGAAAGATGCGTTCGATCTCACGCTGCGTTGCTCCGCTTAGCTTAGCATCCTCGCCAAATAGAAACTTTGCCACTTCGGTTTTAATGCCGTAGACTGGTTCGCCGTCTTCATCGAACAGGTGATCGTGTGTGAACTCCTCCATCACCCGTTGCAGGTTGCTGTCTGTATCGGTGATAACCTGCGCAGGTTCCACGTGGTCGGTCAATTCAATCTGATAGGGCGCCACGTCTCGCCACTTTTCGCAGATGTCGTCTATCGCAGCGTCAAGCGTCTCACCCTCCAACAGATACGATTGCAACCGTTGCACCCGTCCCCCTCCGATGGTTACATAGAAGCTGCCCTTGCCGGGGAGATCCTCGCAGCCGATGCCACCCTTGCCCATTGCGATCTTTGACTCTTCCGGTGTCATGACTAACCCACAAATGCGCGTGGTCAAGTTGCCCTTAGCCACAGTGTCGACCACCTCAACCGTGGGCTTCTGTGCGGCAAGCAAAACATTGATATTCTTTGACCGTCCCATTGCCGTAATGCTGGCAATGTCGCTGTCAATCTGTTCACCGTAGGCTGTGCGGCGTAGGTCGGGATACTCGTCAATAATGAGAATCACCCGGCGCTTGTCGGGGGAAGTGCGGCGCCGTTCGCGCTCTGCTTCAACCGACGCAATCGCCGTTGCGCAGGAACGGTGATCGTTGTACAGCGTCACGTGTGGTAGCTCTGCGAGTGCCTGCCAATCCTCATCTTGTTTTGGGTCCACGAAAATAATCTGCAAATCCGCGGGACTGGTGGCGTAACACAGCGATGTGATAGCGATTGCGGTGAGTGCGGTTTTCCCGCTGCCTGTGGCACCCGCAATCAACCCGCTGGCAAGATGACGCTTTGTGAAGTCGAGCACCAACGGGGCCGGCTTGGTTGATGTGTAGTCAACACCCAACAGCGCTTGCTGTGGTTTCAGGCTGGCTACGTCGGCGTCACGCCACAACAGCGGGCGGCTGGGCAGTGGGTAGGTAGACTCAAGGTAGAGTACATAGCGACTGTGCAACGCTACGTCTGTCTCTATACCACGGTGCGTACTCAACGCCACCCGTAAATCATCTACAACCGTTCCGATAGCAGACAGCTTGCCGTACGCCTTGAGCGGGTAGCGAATGAAGTTGCCGGTATCGGACGCTGTCACCTTGCCATAGTCCACCACCGCACGCACCCCAAGTGCTTGGAACGTGCGGTTGATGATCTTGATTTCCTTTGCTGCAATGGCGCCGATCTCATAGTCCACTGACTCAGTAAAGCCTTTGCCGTGCAGTGTGTTCAGTGCCCAACGTGCGATAGTTTGTTTAATCATGTTGCCCTCGTTATCGTGTTGCAAACTCATGCGCCGTTGGCGTTGCCCCTGGGATCGCCGTGGGAAAGAAGACCAGCTTGCGCGGCGTCGGCGTTACCTGGGCAGCCGTGTTCAGAGCGTTGATGTACTGCTGTCCCGCTTCGTTCACTGCTCGCCCGTTCTGCTGCTCACTCACTGCCCGTTCGTTAGCTGCGTTAAGCGCAGTGATGTACTGTTGTCCGCTGCCGGTGAATGCCGTCCCGTTCTGCACCTTGTATGCTGGTGCGTTGCCGTCGCTGCCTGACACGATCCGATTGTCACCGCTGCCCTTATCGGGAATAACCAACCGCATACCTGCCATGATGTTGGAGCAATTGCCGTGCAGGATGTTGGCGTTGGCGTTGCAAATCATGGGCCACAAATCACCGTCCCCGTAGGCAGCCTTGGCAATGCTGCTCAATGTATCGCCACGTTGCACGATGTAAGTACCATCGTTGTTGCCCCATGTGATGAGCTGGTTTGCTGCCGGTGCCAGGGCTGGGACCGTGGGCAACATTGCAGGCTCCAACGTGGGCGCTAGGTTCTGCGTCGCACCCTGCACCCAATTCCCCGTGCCTGGCAGAATCGGATTGAAACCGCCGGGCGCCTGCATGGGCTGCACGGTGAAGCTTGCCATGCCGCCAGCGCTTGGGGCCGGGGCACCTAGCACACTGTCAATTGCCTGCATGGCCACGCCACCCGCCTGCACGGCACCCACCACGGGAGCGCTACTCATTGCCGATTGCAGCCGGGGCACCGCAAAATTAAAGGCTGCCGTACTGGCCAACAGCGACACAATCACGAGCACCGCCGGCGCAAGGCTGAAGGTTGCCATCTTGGTTTTGTTGCCACTGCTGGCAACGCTGTTCGCTTTTCGATAGAGCAGGATGAACAGCACCACCGCTGCCGCTCCGGCACCAATCGCATAGTTGACAATCGTTGCATAAACCTGTGTAAACATTATCGTATACCCTCAAACTTTCTGAACTTATTCACTCGATTGAGCCACCCCGCGCAGTACAGGAAGCATGTTTTCATCGCTTTGTACTGCAAGGCCCTCCAGTTGTTGTAACACCTTGCGTCTGTCCCACATTCGGACAGTCCCCTTTTTGCCGCTTCGATCCCGGCGTTGAATGCGTGGTCAACATAGGTGAGGGCAATGGCCGGTGGTAGTTGTCCGGCGCCACTTGGCACCCAGTAGCGATCATAGAAGATCGCTTTGCGCTCTGCCTGTGTCAGCGACTTGCACACGTCGGCAGTGGGCAACCCTTTGGATTGACGCCAAGCATTGTAGGTCCCCTGTGTAATCCCGCCGGCAGTGTAGGCGCCATCGTTGGTACACTTCCATCCCTCGCTGCCCACCGTCAATTGGTAGGCATATTCCCACACGTCACCCGGCATAGTGGTTGCCTGCTGTGCTACTGTCTGCGTAGGCACGAACAGCATTGCCACCGCAACAGTCACCGCAACACAGACAACCGCGCTAACCATAACCGCACGCACAACCGGAACTGCCAACCAGAACGCCAACAGGTAGGCCAGGATTGCGACAAAGAACACAAGCACCAACCCACTACCCATTTGCAGCATAGCGGCGCCTAGCGCCTGTAGCATCCGTTGGCCGGTGGACTGTACCACTACCGTCTGCGTTGCCGGTTGTCCCACTGCTACCCCTTGCACAGTGGCGCCGGGGTCATTGTCCGCCCGGCAAAACTTGCAATGATACATTTTCGACTTGTCGAATATCCGGTCAAGCCGGATTGCAGAACCGTTCTGCAGGATGTCAAAATGCACGTGAGGCCATGACGTGCTGCCCGTGGTACCTACCCGGCATAGCGGCGTGTTCTGGTCTACCTGTTGCCCCACACGCACAAAGAAAGTGTTCTCTGCGCAGTGGGCAACCTGGCTCACTATGCCGTTGCCGTGGTCTACATCGACCGCGCAACCATAGCCTTGGTGAAACGAGCTACGCCGGTTTTCATAGCCGTAGCAATCGACATAGGACACCCGGCCCGGTGCTGCCGCATAGACCGGGGTACCCACGCTGGCGGATAGGTCCCAAGCGTTGATGCTACCCCGCTTAAGATGCTCATTCTCATCACTGCCCAACAGCAGGGTGGCCACGGGTAGCAACCATTGTCCGTCCATCGATTGCAGCCGGCGCCCGTACAGGCTTTGTGCGTTGGCTGTTGTCGGCAACAGCACCAGCGCGACCAGGGCCACAACATAGCGTTTCATCAGCGGATATCCACCCCTGCCGCCAACAGAACCGCAACGATTCCCAAAACAACATTGATGCACATGATGATAGTAACGGCAATCAACATGGCACGATAGCGCCGGTGGTCTCTGACCATACGTTCCAGATTACTCAACGAATCCTCAACGCCAAAGAACAGGTCAAACAACTTGTGTAATTCATTCACGGGGTTATTCCCTTCAGTATAGCGGGGCTATTGCCCCTACGGTTTACGGTTCCCGTTGGGGCCATGCTATACTTGGGATAGCGGGGGCCACGTTGCTACGTCCAACGGGTTTCTGTTAGTGGGTGGGTAGTGCTTTCAACACTGCCTACCTACGCACTACGGTTGATCGTCTGCTGGTTGTTCCTCCCTCGTTCGTTTCAGGTAGGCGTCAACGTCCCCAGGTAGGAAACGCCATGCTCGGCCAACCTTCATTCCCCTAAGTCTCCCATCACGCACCAACGTGTAAACCGTGGTAGTGGATACGCGCAGGTACTCGGCAACCTCATCGACAGTTCGCAAATTTTCGTCCAACGTTTTCACCTCACTATTATATTATTGTGCACGTTGATGCAATCATCATATCACTACCTGTGTTAGTTGTCAATATCTGATAATAGATTTCGCTAAAATTGCTAGTTGACAAATAGAATGTACCCATGATATACTGTGGATAGCGATAAATAATTTAATTCACAGGGGAGAATTTAGAACAATGAGTACAGATATTCAGGTGATGAGTAGTCTAGCAGAGGCGGGGCAGGTGGCAAACCACTTCGCAGCGCTGGGCACCTTTGAGCGGTACCGTGCGGAGCAGAGCGCCAACACAATCAAAGCGCATGATCAGGACTTGGCGAGTTTTGCGGAATACCTCACCGCAGGCGGCGTGCTCTTCGGCGATGTGATGGAAGTGGGGAGCTGGTCCGGTCTAACGTGGGGGATTGTCGAGGGGTTCAAAGAGTGGCTCGTACAAAACGGGTTGGCAATCTCCACGGTTAACCGTCAGCTGTCCACGGTCAAAGTGTATGCGCAGTTGGCCGCGCAGGCGGGCCGCATTGCCGGTGATGACCTACGGCTGATTGAAACTGTCAAGGGCTATGGTAAGAAGGCTGCTAAGCGGGTTGACTCTGGCCGCTCTGTCACACGTACCAGCAATAAGAAGGCGGCGCCGGTGCGCTTCACCGATGCACAGGTAACCCAGTTGATTAACTATACGGTGGACGGTACCGCACAGGGGCGGCGTGATCGTGTGCTGCTGTGCATGTTGTTTCACCAGGGGTTGCGGGCCGGTGAGGTGGCGGGGCTGACTGTTGATTGTCTCGACATGGACAACGAGCAGTTCACATTCTACCGGGCAAAGGTTGACATGGAACAGACGCATGATCTCCATCCCGATACGGTGGCCGCACTGCGTGACTACATCGATAGTGGGGACTGTCCCGCCGATGGGTTGCTGCTGCGGGGCAGCCGCAAGGGGGGCACGCTCGGCGAGCCGGGGATGAGTGAGATTAATATTACAAAGCGGGTGGGAGTGCTGGCCAAAACAATCGGGGTAGAGGGGGCGAGCGCTCACGACTGCCGCCACTGGTGGGCAACACACTACGCACGTGAGGGGGTCGACGTGCTACAGCTACAAGAGGCGGGCGGCTGGTCCTCACTGGCCATGCCTCGACGCTACATCGATAAAGCGAAAGTTTCCAACGCTGGGATGGTAGCGAAATAAAAAGAGCGGGGATTGTCCCCGCTCTTTTTTGTTACCATTGAATTGCAGCCTGTTCAGGTTGTGGCGTCTTCGCCGTCCCCTGTCCCCGTGCAGCCGGTGGGGCTGCGTTGTTGTCTGTGGAATTGATGGGCGTTAGAAACTCCACAGAGTTGGCGGTGAGTTCCAGAGATGCACCGATCTCCCCGTCCTGTCGCTGATACCCTCTGGCTGCCTCCATCTCACCCACTACCAAAACCTTGGCACCCTTGGCCAAATACTTCTCGCACACCTCGGCTAGGGTATTCCACGCACTCACCCGAAAGAAGGTAACCTTCTCCTGCTGCTGCCCGTCTTTGCTCTTCCATCGTTTGTTGACGGCAACTCCAAACGCTGTTACCTGTGCGCCCGATGGGGTGAACCGTGACTCAGGGTCGGCGGTTAGGTTGCCCGTGATTATAATCTGATTCATTGTCTATGCCTCATTTTCTGTTGCATCATTCGTTGCACGTTCCAAAACATTTGCAATCCACGCATCCCACATTTTTTGTGCAGTGGTTGGGGCTGCCGATTCCTTCACCTTATTGTATGCGTTCTGCGCATGGACCGCATCACGAAAACAACCCTGCTCCATGCCCCACGCAATCGCATCATCCATCCCAGCAAAACGCTTTGGGGTTCCCTTCTCCTTCTCCTCCCTCTCCTCATCGGTGAGGTTATCGTACACGGCTGCCTCGATCTTCTCGGGCATCCCTGCCCAACAGCCGCTCGTGTCTGCAATACTAATGCCGTCTCTACCCTCTCGGCACCAGTCAACGATAGCCACCCGCTGGCCGTTACTATCAACCAATCGAATCACCATGTTCAGAGAGCGGCGCAGGCGGGCCAGCTCCACGGCAGAGATAGACGTGGTAACCGCCACCTGTGCGTTAGCGTCTCGGCGTTCTCGCAGGTGATAGATCCATACCGTATCCCGACCCCACTTTGTAATCGCATCCTGTAAAGTTTGTATCGCCAGCGCTTTGCCCTTAAAGGCTGACATGCGATTCTTGTTTTCCCCTGCGTCGTTTGCCTGGATTGCCTCGCCCACGATGGGCGCCATGATAGATGTTAGGCTGTCCACTACGATGGTACATACGTCGCTGCCTGGCATATCCCGATCCAGAATCTTGGCAATCGTGCGCGGGTCTGTGTTGTCCTCGGGATTGTCCCCAAATTCATAGAAGATTTTTTCCCGGTTGAGCCGGGCCACTTCAGAGAACCGGTGATCTGCATCGATGGTCAACACGGGCTGACGCATCTGCGCAATGAATGTCGATTTCCCTACCCCTGGGTACCCCACGATTGCCCATTGTCTTGTCGGGTACCCGTCGTTGCGTAATCGCTTAAAGCCCATTGCCTATGCCTCCTCATTGTCTAACGGCAACTGTGGTTGCACAGCTGCAAATAGATCCTTGATACGGTTGAATGAACTCTCCAACCTCCGCAATCGTGCCTCCGATTGCTCCTGATAAACGATAGTCCTTTCTAGTATGCCGGCCATCTCCTCCTCATGATCACTCACCAACATATATTTACCAGCGGCGAAGTCGCGCACAAGCTCGGTTAACCACTGCCCGCGCTTCCGTTCACCGCCGGCTAGTTCCGTCATTATGTCCGGTATATCATACTCCACTACCAGGTTTACCCGTTTCGTTTCCATAAGATTACCCCTATGTGCTTACCCCCTTTAGTCCTAATAACGCATTAATGATAAACCATTAGTGCGTTATTGTCAATACCTAATTTGATACAGTGCGTCATTAACAGTTGACAGAACATTTTTTCTGTGATACTATATATACAGGCCGGATAAAACGTAGTTCGGCATAGGCAGATGTGTTGTATAGAATGAGGTTTTGTTATGTGTAATGTAGAGAATTTTTTAGGAATGTGGGATTGGAGCTACGGCAATAGTGAGCCAGTCTCAACCAGTGAGCTGGTTGCTATCGCATCTCATCTCGGTATCATCACACCGAACATTGAGATCGAATTGTGCGAGAAGGGTTTGGAGCGTGAGGACTACCTAAACGCCTGGCTGTCTGGTCATGTTGGCAAATGGCATGGCCGCTATCGATTGCACAATCGGTTGGATAGCGCCGGCAACTACCTGTGGATGCTGGAGAAAACACCAACAGATGATGAAATTGCCGAGGCGATCTATATCAACAACGAACAGTGGTTCATGTCGCAGGATGACCTGGCTACGTTTTCAGATGTTGAGATAGCCAAAGTTGCGCGGGTGGTTGAAAACACATTCCTGACATTCGGATCCGTCCCCGTGCAGCGGTGGGCAATCAGCGCTGCGAACAGGGTTGCCGGCTGCGGGGATGTGGATCCGGAACTGCTCAACAAATATGTTGGTTGTGGTTTCGATGGTCTGCGAATCGAACGGGTTGACGATGAGCGTTGGCGAATCGTAGAGATCAGCAAGGAGCCGGGCATGTTCGTTCGTGTCGGCGATGTGTGGATTGAACAATCTATCACCAATCACAAATTGTCGGAGGTGGATCTATTGCGGGTGGGGTAAAACCTGTGGTAAAATAGGTCAACGTTTTTTGGATAGTTAGGTACAGAACATGGATACTCCCGAGGTAACACCGACAAAAAAAACAACACGCAATGGGCGATCCGAAATGATCACCCTGCGCGTCCCGCTGGAATTGATTCCCCACATCGACCGCTACACCGACACAACAGGGAACAATCGGACATGGCTAATGTTGGAGGGTGCCAAACGCCTGTTGCAACAGGCCGGCATTATCGACGGGTAAAACAAAAAGCCGCGGGGTGGGCAAACCTCCGCGGCTTTCGTTTACTCGCCGGGCAAGCGAGTAGGCATAGGCAGCAACTACAGCAGATTTTTCTTCTCTTGACATGGGAAATAAACTACTGGTCTGTAGATGCTCAAACAGTATATACAGTTCGGGTGTAAAAGTCAAGTGGGATTTTTCACATTTAGGCCAAAACACCTAGGGTATATCTGCACACCTAGCGCCTATCCGCAACGGATAGGCGCTTTTTGTTTGCCATAAACAACGACACCTACCGGCGGCAATCGGTAGGTGTCTAGGCAAAATGTATTTGCAGATGAGGTTGTACACATGATAGCAGACAACGAAACAGATGTCAAGATTTTTACGGCGGGGGACCTGCTCCGCTACTGCTGGCGTGGGGGAGCAGTCGGGATTGTGTGGCGGGCACAGGGCCGGCAATCGCAATGGCTCACCCTCGGCGAGTTGGACTACAGCGAATTTGATCAGGACGGTTTTGATCGGGACGCGTGGCAACGAGAGTACCGCAAGCTACCCAAAGCATTTTGGGGCGGCGACGTTTACTTTGGAGTGAATCCCTCGGCGGCGATCCCACCGCAGAATAAACGGGGCAACACTGACCAACGTTACATTGCAGCGCAGACGGACTATCTCGCCTGCACCAATGTTCTGTTCGCTGAGTTTGACGGCAAGGGTTTCGTAGACGGCAACGAGTATCGGCAGTATCTGCCCGACGATTACCGCCGGCTAGATCAAAACGCACAACGTGAGGCAGTGAAGATTGCCAAAGAGATTGCCTTCTATTTCTCACCCGACAAATACAAGGCGCGGGCAATGAAAGTCTTCACCCTTAGGGTTAATGAGATTGACCTACCGCCCACGGTGATCGTCGACAGTGGTGGCGGGTATCATGCCTACTGGTTCCTACGTGACACGGTGTACATTGATGATGAGAACCGCGCCGACGTTGCGCAGACACAGCATGATTGGGTGCAGTTTGTTGGCGGTGATCCTGGGGCTGCCGATCTGCGGCGGGTCCTGCGTATCCCCGGTTGGCTCAACTGCAAAGATGGATGGGGTAGTAACAAACCTGTGGTAACGATTGTCCACTATGACGCCGGCGCCATCTACGACTACGCCGAGATTGAACAGACCGTTGGCGACTGGGCATTTGAGAACAACCGCCGGCCGGTACGCAAGGCAAAGGCGGGCGGCTCGGCTGGGTGGGACGGCGCCGGGATGGGTGAGGTACGCCGGCAGTTTGACCAACGTTACCGTGTGGTTGATCTCCTCACCGCTCGGGGTTGGACCGTATGCAGTGCGGACGACAGCGGGTTTACCCGTCTCGCCCGACCTGGCAAAGAGGGGGTACCGTCGGTATCCGTCCTGCCGGCAACAGAGAACATGCCGGAGATTGCCTACCACCATAGCGGCAACGATGACCTTCATGCGGACCAGACAAAACGAACGGATGAGAACGGGGTAGAGCGTCGGGGGTTGGATGCGTATCTAATCTACGTGCACCTCTGGCACCAGGGCAACCAGAAAACCGCATGGATTGCAGCCAAAAAAATACTGGGGCTGTGGATTGATCGGGATGTTGAAATTAAGATTGAGGCAGCGTGATGTTTGCAGATAACGATACACCCAAGGGCAACGTGGGCACGTTGCCAACCATTGATGATGTACTCGCCGGCGATCTCTTTGGCGAAGCGGCAAGCTCCAAAGGTGATGTGATGGAGGTGGTAAAGCGCGTTGTGGGTGAGGCCCTCAAACTCCCGCTCGATGACCGGGCCGGGCATGTGATTGTCACCCTATCGCCAACGCTGGAATCCATGGATCGCAGCCTGTCATTTGCCGTGATTAACGCCATCACCCGGGCGGGTATCATGAACAAGACTGACGCCAAAGCCTTTGTTGGTGACTGCGTTGCGACGGGCAAAGAGCGCGAGCGGCGCCGGGCTGCGGAGGAACGCCGGCAGAATAAAGATGCCAAGCGGGCGGCGGCTCTCGCCTCGCGGGTGCGTAACACAATCGAGGTGAATGATAGTCAAATGATTGACGTGCGCTCTAAGCTGTTGGGCGCCGTCGTCTCCGCCAATGAGCTGGAGCCCGCGGCGCCCGTGCTCTACTTGCGCAACGGTATGCTCGTGCGTGTTAAACGCAATGAAAAAAATCTGTGGTCCATCGATGAGATCAAAACAAACGCCATGAAAAATATCATGGCCGATGTTGCCGACTGGATTACGGTCACCGAAACCGAGACCGACTACAAAGAGGTTGCGGTATTCCCGCCCGAATCTGTAGCGTCTGATTTCCTGGCGATGCCGGAATGGTTTGGGCTGCCCAGCCTGGCAGAAATTGTAGAGTGTCCGGTGTTCACAGTAGAGGGACAGCTACACGACACACCAGGCTACTCGGAACATAGCCGCATGTACTACACAGGTGGCGCCGAGGTCGGCAACACAGAGCCAACGGCGGAGCGGGTAGCGTGGGCAAAGTCGTTGTTGCTGGATGATCTGTTGGTTGATTTCCCGTTTGCCGAAGATGCGAGCAAGGCGCATGCGGTGGCCTACATCCTCGCCCCCTTCGTCCGTGACATGGTGACGGGGCCGGTACCCCCAACGCTAGTTGAAGCGCCGATGGAGGGCAGCGGCAAGTCCCTGCTAACCAATGCCTGTGCGTTCCCCGCGCTGGGTCGCACGCTACCAACGATGGCCTTCACAAACAACGATGAGGAGTTGGATAAGCGGGTGGTGGCCAAGTTGCTTGCCGGTGATACCCATGCCGTACTCGACAACGTGAACTACGAATTGGATAGCGGCGTGCTGGCTAACGCCTGGACACAGACGGTGTATGAGGGGCGGTTCCTGGGGAAATCCACACAGATGAAACTAGAGAATCGCATGATATGGGCAGTGACTGCCAACAACATTGTGTTGTCCGCAGAGAATGCCAGACGCTGCGTGTGGGTCCACCTCGATGCAAACGTTGAGCGACCACGAGACCGGGACGGATTCAAACATCCGCACCTAATGACGTGGATTGCTGAGAACCGTAACGATTTGGTTACCGCCTGCGTTACGCTGGTCCGTGCGTGGATTGATGCGGGGATGCCGGCATACCAGGGCACCCGGCGCAAGGGGAGCTTTGAGTCTTGGGTTGCCGTGATGGGTGGGATCCTCGATGTGATCGGGGTCCCGGCGTTCCTCGATAACGAGGATGAGTTGGCCGCAAAGGCTGTGACGAAAACCAATCTCATGGGTGATTTTGTCAACGCATGGTGGGACCGTCACGGCAAACGGGATACCTCGCCGGCTGACCTATTCCACATTGCGAGCTACTACGATAACGAACCGTCCATCTATTCGGAGCGTAGCGGCAGTGAGGGAGAAGAGGCCAACCCATTTACAGAACCCGCCGGCGTTGTGCGTGGTCTCAATCTGTTGGATGAACTGTTACCCTCACCCAAAGAGCGGGGCCGGCAGATCCAGTTGGGTAAACTACTCAACAAACATCAAGACCGGGTAGTGAGCGGGTTGAAAATCGTGAAGAGCAAGGCACAGAAGGGGCAGCAGTTTTGGCGGCTGGAGGATCCGACGGGGCAACGTTCGGAACCAATGCCAGTTATCCCGTCGGGTGATGTTAGTCGTTTAGTCAATGGGCAAATTGAGATTGAGGTAGAGTGAGGCAATGGAAACTGTAGAGACTGTAGTAAAGCGGGCAGCAGGCGAGGGGTTTACCCTCTCTGTAGATGGGAATAAAATCAAGGTGAAGCGGGCCGGGGCAACGGTGCCGCCATCCTCCGAATTGATGGGGATGTTGCGCAGGTTTGATCAGGTTCTGGTATCCTACCTGCGTCCCGATCTCCCGCGTGAACTGTGGCGGGACGAGCTATCCTATGGTGAGGCGATGGCCTACCACGGTGAACAGACCGCACTGTATAAAGCGCGGGTAGGGGCACGTGGTGGACGGTTCTACGTTGCGGCGCCGGGGTCGGGCTGGGGTGATGTGCATATGCCCTACCCTGCCGTGCTCGATTCGGTGACCACGGTAGACTGTAGCGGTAGGGAACTGGCCCACAACGAGACCTACGTAGGCCGGGCACGGGGTACGCTCAACGCTCTTCATCCTACCGGCGTTATCGGTGAGTACAGACGGCAGTTGGTTGACAGCATTTGGAATTGTGACGATACCTGCGCACTGCTGTTGGAGTTGGCCAACCAAGTGTATACGGGCGCCGGTGCTGTGGTCCTGGCGTATGATGGTGACGATGAACAGGGTTACGCCGAGATAGCAAAGAGCTGCCTCGATTATCTGTTGGGGGTGCAACATGGCTAGACAAAAGACGGGCGGCGACTACCAACGCATCCCCGTGAAACGTGGGCCGGTCGAGTTTCTCGATAGCCTGTTGGGGCTGGGCGTGGGGTTCCGCATTGATGGCGATCGGCTTATCGCCTTGGGTGACGGTGCCTCCCCTGTGTTACAGGCAGAGGTGGATAAGCGGGCGCCGGCGCTTATCGCCATCCTCATTGATGCGGGGTTGCAGGGTGGCGTGTCTCCCCGTCAACGCAAAGAGATGGAGCCGGATAAAATGCAACTCATCCGCAACGGTATCGAAGGTGCCAAGCAGCAGGCGGCAAAGAAAAAAGCCATGGTGCAGGCACGACGACGGGCACGGGTGGCGGCGTAAACAGCAGGCGGGGTGCAATTCCCCGCCTATAAAAAGCGTTCAGATGTAAACGTTTACATAGGGGTAGAGGACAATGAACGAAGAGAAGATAAAACAGATGGTAGATGAGATGATCAAAGAGCTGCAATCCCGCGGCGGATTTGATGGGTGGTGGGATGAGATAGACGACGATACAAAGGATGATATCGTCTCTGCTCTGATTGCCATTGCGATAGATTATGCTGGTCTTCACGTGTGGGGTGAGTGATGGGCAAACGAACAACGACATGGAAACAACACGAACGGCGCGTTGCTGGCCGGCTGGGTGGGCAACGTGTGGGCAATCGTGGCACGAACACTGAGGATGTGGAGCACCCGACACTGTCGATAGAATGCAAACATCGTAAAGAGCTGCCGGGGTGGCTGAAGGATGCGATTGCGCAGGCGCATACCAACGCACCCGCGGGGAAGCTGCCGATCGTGGTCCTGCATGAACTCGGCCAACGCTCCGATAATGACATGGTTGTGCTGCGTTTAGCAGACTTTGAGACGTGGGTAGAACGTAATGGGTAGAATATAGGTAGAATATGGGTAGAATATCAATTCCTACATTCTACCCAATTTTTTCGGGTTCCTACCAGTGGTAGAGCGATGGTTATACGAAGAGTTTTCAAGGGCTGGGTAGAATATAGTAGAATATTTCCTTATAACTGAGGTTGGTGAAGAGTATTTTTTTTTGAGTGTATCGTGAGACGATATATAAAAAAAACTCTGTAGTGGAGGGGAAAGCTATATACAAATATCCTACTATATTCTACCCAGCTCATTTCGTGAAATAAAATTACAGGTGTAATTTGTTACTATCTAGGCGGATTTTCCAGAAATCATATTCTACCCACATTCTACCTGTTTTGGGCTTGGATATTCTACACGGGTCGGCTAACGCTCGGCGTTGAGAGAAAGAAGGGTGCAGAATGGCCGGAACAACGTATAAGTGTGCAACGTTTGTTGCAAAAAATGGGGGGTCTGCATGGCAAAAATGAAGGCAATTGAGAAGCGGCGTATGGGTAGACCGACCAAAGCGCAGGAACTTCAGGCGCTTGATGCGCTCAATAAAACAATGCCACCTGAAAAGATTGCGGAGGTCATTGAAAAGACGTGGGAATGGTGCCAATTACACAAGAGCGTCAACGGTTCCATCAAGTTACTTGAGCTGATCTTAAACTACCAGTTGGGGCAGCCAGTGAAGCGGGTGCTATCTACAAAGATGAGCATCGATGATTTGCTTGCTTCGGTGTCGGGCGTGGATGATGAGGAGTTTGACAACGCCATCGATGCTATCTATAGCAATAGCGATAAATAACATTTAATTATTTATCTCTATCTGTTGCGCATAGCCACATGGTTGGTGGTGGTCGCAACGGGTAGAGGTTCGCATAGTCGGGGTGAGTGCCGGCGATGGCGTGAGCGATAGGCGTTGGGTGTGGTAGCAGTAAGGGGTGGGGTGGTGGTGTAGGTAGATGGTAGTGATGGCGGTTGCGTCGCATTGAGACATGATTGAATAACTACCACAACACAACACAACACAACACAACATAACAGAACATAACATATAACATCACACCCTATCACTTATCACACTACTACCACATCACAGCAACGTTCTATCGTGGAAATTTTTAACCTAGACAGGGGGTATTCAATGGGGACTGAATTTGAACCGATTGACAGCATGGACAGGTTACGGTTGTGCGTAACGCAGGCATTGCAGGAAAACCAAGAGAGGATGTACAGGATTTACGGGCACCCAGTCAGAGTAAAGCTAGATGCGCTGATGCCGCATGATCGAATAGAGTTTTGGCAGGGTGGTTGCAGAGTAGGTGCGATTGTAAACATAGGGGGCAGCAAATGATTTACGCAGATGGAGATTACGATTACCTGGTGGGCTTTGTGGTCGGGTCGATTGCGCACATGGAGAGGTTAGGTAGGCAGGGTCCGTTTATGGTTCTCTCTTCCTATGATTTGGGGTTCTCTGTAATAGAGGGGATACCGGTCACCGTGGATACTCGATTGGAGCAAACGACGGTCTATGTAATGACAGAGGAGGATTACGCCGACATAAAGGCGGAGTTGGATTCGTTCGATAATGAATATCACTTAACAGAAGAGCAGGAGGAGGCCGCACGATGGAATTAGACAAAGCGCCGTCCGAAGATATTGACGGCTGCAAGGTGGGTTCAGAGGTGGTGTATACAAGCATCACCGGGCAGAAGTATCGGGCAATGGTGCGCAACGTGCGCAATGTGGAAGCCGGGGTTGTGGATTTGTCGGTGTATGTGAGCGGGCAGCCGTTCCGCTTTTATCTGATTGACCACGATTTGCGGGGAGCGTTCCACACGTGGCGTAAGGGGTAGGTTTGTGTTTAACCAGGTGCAACACAATTTTGATGCGGTCGAGGTGATGCGTCTCACCCGGCTCGTATGGGCCAAGGCAGGCTATCGTCCATCGAATGGGTGTTGGCCGGTTATGGGGTTGGATGGTGAGTTGGTGATCGAGAGTCATGGCCAACAGGAAATCCATGACTGTGATAGCCGGTTGATTCTCGTCTCGGGTGGCGTGCGTGCTGGCAAATCGGGGTGGGGGGCAATGCACGCCATCAAGCACTGCTTTGTCAACGATGGGTTGATCTGGATTGTGGGGCCGGACTATGAACAGGCAGACAATGAATTTGATTACGTGGTCAAAGCGCTGGCCGCCTGCGACATGATAGGCGACCTATCCGATCCCAAGGGTAAGAGTAAATCTGTTACTACATCGTGGGGCTGCCAGATTGTTACGAAATCGTCAAAGGACGTGCGTACCATTGCCGGCAAAGCCCCCCACTTTCTGTTGGGTGTGGAGATGGGGCAGCAGGAGGAGGCGGCGTTCCACAAGCTGCGGGAACGTGCCATCGAGCACGGCGCCACAGTGGCGATGACCGGGACATTTGAGGGGGCGTTGGGCTGGTACCCGATGTTATGGGAACGGTGGCAAGGGCCGAACGAAGAGGGGGGGCGCTCTTTCTCTTTGCCCACGTGGAGTAATCCGATCTTCTCGGGGTACGATGACCCACGGGTACAGGAGTTCAAGGTTGGTACGCCGGATGAGTTGTTCATGGAACGTTGTGCAGCCATTCCGTACAAACCGCAAGGGTTGGTACATAAGGCGTTTAGCACCAAGGTGCACTTGGCAAGGGTTCCATTCGATCCCAAGTTGCCTGTTGAAATTGCGGTCGACCCGGCTACACACACGTATGCGGTTGAGGCTGTGCAGTGGGAGAAGTTGACAATCTCCGAACACATCACCAAGGCGCTTGCCCGTGGTGAGACGGTACCGGAATTGGACAGTATCCCAAAGGCAAAGTTGAGAGAGGAGCGTACCCGTATTTATGTCGTTGATGAGGTGTATGAACACGACATCATCGGGCAGGATATCATTCCCAAGGTGCAGGCGAAACCGTGGTATCCCTATTTATCGTCCGGCGTGATTGACCAGGCCGGATCCACACGTAACGCCAACAAGAGCCAAGTAGAGATTTGGCGGGATATGACGGGGGTTGGGTTCCGCTGGAACTATGTATTGTTGGAAGACCAACCACCGCTTTTGAATTTGCGGTTACGTATGGATCCTGATATGCACCTACCGCTAATCCTCTTTAACTGGACGATGCGCAATGAACGTACATTCGCCGGAAAAGCCGAGGGGGTTTTGGCAGAGATGGGGTTGTATCAATACCCCAGATGGCGGCAGGGGCAACCAACGACAGACAAACCGATCAATGCAAACAACGATGCAATCAAGGCGATTTGCTATTGGCTATATGACAAGTTTGGTGCGGTGGTAGAGCGGCGTAAACCATCGGGTGCCATGAAGATACGCCGGTATGGGTTGATGCGATAATGCGAACAGTCACAGGGTTGTTAGATGATACGGGCGCACAGCAGCCGGCGACGGTTGAACCGCTGTGCGAAATCAGCCACCAACAGTTGGTGGCGGTTGTTCGGCAATTGGTCGGTAGGATTGCAGAGTTGGAATCTCAGGCGCAGGAGTATCACAAATTTCTGTTGACTTTTCGCCAAACTCAACTTATAATGTTAGGGGCAAGTGAGGAGAATTTACACTTGCCGCGCACGGTGACACCAAAACATCGGCGCAATAACTAGATAGAATCCTACCGGGAAACCAGCGGGAACAGATCGACACATTCACTTGTGGATCTGTTCCCGCTTTTTTTATTCTCCGAACGGGGCAACGATGAAATTAACTGTAGACGAAATTAATGCACGAGTGAAATCGAAGATCGATTCCAGTGCGGACTATTTGAAATTGGTTCCCACCTGGGAGCGCATGTGGATGTTAGACCCTGGCTTCGAGCAGAGCGACAAAGAGAGCGTTGAGAAAGACGGCAGGGAGCAAGTTAAAACCGCCGATCCCTACGACACCGTGATGTTGGCACAGCGTCTCATCTCAGTCAACCCGCGCATTGACATTCCACCTGTGCGCAATGATGCCGAGTGTATCAAAAAAGCGGAGAACAAAGAGCGTTTCCTATTGGCCATGTGGCAACGGATGAACCAACTACAGGGCCGCAACATTCGCCGGGATATGGCATGGTCTATGCTGGTTCGTGGTCGGGCGGCTGTCGAAGTGAAATGGGTTAAGGACAAGATTCCGCAGGGGTTGCAGCGCTTCCCGATCAATATCCGCACGTTGAACCCAACCGAGGCGTTTGTACACCAAGGGCCGCTTTATCCCGAGTATGGGTTCCACCGCTGCCAGATGAAGCGGGTAGACATCCGGCAGGAGTTCCCAAAGTTCAAGTTCGACGATCGGTCTATCGCTGATGAGAACACCAAACATTGGGTTGTTGATTTCTGGTGGATGAACGCCAAGAGCGGGAAATATTGGAACGCTGTTTTGATTGATGATGAGTTTGCTAAAAAACCGGTCGAGACGGATTACACGTTTTTACCAATCATTGTTGCGTATGGTGAGGGTGGACCTAGCAGCAACGAGGCGTATCACGGTCTGTCAATTCTACATGCGTTAGATGGCCAATGGCAGGCAAAATGCCGGAACCTCTCCAGCATGAGTACTGCGGGGCTGTGGGCTAGCTGGCCGTTCTTCACGGTCGAGAATGATGGCGGGCGCGAGGTTCCCGATATCACGGTGAGACCGGGCGCAACAGCGAATTTGCCGGCGGGCACACGCATTAACCAGATAATGCCCAACGTCAATATGCAGAGTCTTCAGGCGTTGATGGCTGTTATTCAGGCAAACATTCAGAAGTCGACATTTCCCGATATGATGTATGGGGAAACCGCCAGCGTACAGAGCGGGTTGGGGATTGGCATTGTCACCGATAGCGCTGCGGGCCGGGTACAGCTCCAAGTTGAATCGCTGGAGCTGATGACTATGATGATTAATGAAGGTGTGATGAGGTTGATTGTTGCTTTTGATGACGACGATGAGGGGGTAACCATCTGGGGCCGGGATGACCGCAACCGGGAAATGTACTCGTTAACGTTGACAAAAGAAGACATCGAGGAGTATTACGAGAATCTCGTCAAATTACGACCGTCTACCCCACAGGATGACATGCAGCGGAGCATGATGGGGCAACAGCTGGTGGCGGCGGGCGTTCTCTCAGAGGAAACCTACCGGGATGACTGGTTACCTCTCGCCGTGCCGACCGATGAGAAACAGCGGGTACTAGCGGAGCAGGCACAGAAGGCGCCGGGCGTGGCGGAAAATATGCAGCTGTTGGCGTTGATGCGTCAGTATCCGCAGACATGGCGCGAGATTATCAGGGGCACGCCATTTGAGGAGTTGGCCAACCGTATTGCCGAATCACGGCGACCGCAGCCACAACCGCAACTACAACCACCGCCACCGCCACCGATGCCGATTCCAGGTGCACCACCGTCACCGCCACCGGGACCGCAGGGTATGCAGATGGATCCGTTGATGACCGGGCCACAGGGGGGCGGGATACCTCCGCAGTTGGCCGGACAGATTACACCGCAGATGATGGGCATGGATGGCCGGCAGGATCCGTTGTTATTTCAACAGATGATGCAGGGGCCGGACAATATTCCACCGGCAGAGTTGATGCAGTTACTACAGCAAGGACGACAATAGCATGGCATACAATCCATACAGTGCCACCTATACACAACAGGCACAATCCAAACAACCGCAGCAGTACGACAATCAGCCTGCTAACGCATGGAATCCCCAGCGATACAATTTGCCGCAACAGCAGCAGCAGGCCAACCCGTACACGCAGCCCTATACCTCTGGTCAATACCAGAGCAACACCGGCATAGTGGGTCCATCTCGGCAATCGCCGACACAGGGCAACCCGATCCCGTCGCAATCGCCGGCGCAATACAACACGTTTGATTGGTTCCAAACGTTATCGCCTACCGGGCTGATGAACAACGACGAACGGGAAGCGGCGCTTCAGGCTGTGCAGGCGTCTCTCCCGATTGCGCAGTTCAACCAGAACAGCCAACAGTGGGCGCAGGAGTTTGACCAGGCCAACCAACGATATTGGAATCAGGCCGAATATCAACGGCAACTCGACGCATACAACCAGCAGTTTGCCAACCGCCAACAGACAGCCGCGGAGCAGGCACAACAACAAGCTGCGGAGCAGTGGGCACAACAGTTCGGGCAAACGCAGGCTAACGACGCATGGAATCAGCAGTTTGCCCAGCAGCAATTTGGATTGCAGGATTGGCAGACACGGCAACAGATTGAGTTGGCAAATCGATCTCAGAACGACCAGCGAGATTATCAAACCGGGCAGTTGGCGTTGGGCAACACGCAGGCACAGAATACCCGTGATTACCAGATGGGGCAGTTGGGGCTAGGGCAACAAACGCAGGCAGACACAGCACGCTACCAACAGGGATTGTTGCAACAGCAAATGAACGAGCTTGCGCAACTCCAGCGCTACCAGGGGGGGCAGCTGGACCTAGCCAACCGGACACAATCAGATACAGCAGCCTACCAACAGGGGCAATTGGGCATTGCTCAACAAACGGCAAATATTGACCAGATGTACAGAAGTGGTCAACTATCATTGGGCCAGGCGCAACAGGCGTTGGCAGAGCTACAGGCGCAACAGCAGTACGGGTTGCAGTCCGGACAGCTTGCGTTGGCGCAACAGACGCAGGGCAGCCTTGAGCAATACCGGCAAATGCAGCTACAGCAAGAGGCGGAATTGGCACGGCAACAGATAGCGGCACAGGAACGAATTGCAACAATGCAAGCGTATGGGCGGAATCAGGCGCCCAACGTGCGTTGGATGCGGGGGTAACGCATGGCGAATTGGTGGGACTGGATTACACCGTGGGATACACCGGATGAGCAGGCAGCACAGGAGGCGGCGTCAGCAGATGCCGCCATGTTGCAATTGGCACAACAACCCCCACCACAGATTGACCCTGTGGAGCAG